CAATAATAAAAAGATAAATAAAAGATAAATAAAAGATAAATAAAACAAAGAAGAAAGTTGTTGGTTTCGTCAAAGATATAGAATAATTTTTTATTCTATACTTTAATTTAACCGAGTAATAAGCGTATATTATACTTAAGTATAATATACTTTATTTGTTTGCTTATTTCACATAACTTGTCTCACATCTACATTCCTTGTTATTTACTTTATTTTATTTTTAACCTCTGTTTGCGAAGTACCTCCAAAGAAGCACCAAAAACAAGATAATTATAATAACAATGATGATAAACAATCCAATACCGAAGTAAGAATTATTTTCTGTGGTGAAAATATTCGAAGGGTTTAATGGATCTGTTTGTGATGAGGTGTTTGCAGGTGTAATTCCACTTCCTGTAGTTCCATTACTTCTTTGAACTAAAGAAGAGTTTTGGACCTTACGAACACCATCGTATCTTGTAATAGTATCCAAATTCACAAAGTCTGGTGTTATGTCAGTGTATGAAGTTCCACCAGCATCATAATAAACAAGTTTGACATTTTCAATGCCATAGTTTTTGAGTTGTTGTGCTTCTTCTTGTGAGAAGCTTTCGAATTTGTTTCCAGCACGAATAAAGATGTAAGCATTCTCTCTTTTTCCTTCAGGCAATTGGTTTATTGCAGCAAAGCTTGAGGACTCTGGATAATAAAGCATTGTAACTTCGTTACAACTGTTCCATCCAGGAACATCCTTTCCTGGACTTACACTTGCAGAGCAAATTGGAGTACATGAAGCGTTACCACGGAAGTTTGTTTGCAAAGTACAGCCAAAGTAGAAGGCACCAACACTTCCAGGTTCAATATCACCCTCATTAATAACGTCTTGAAAAACATCAGTTATCAGATAGTGAATGTCATTATAAACGGGTGTCTCATAGGAAGTTGCAATGTAATCAACAAGTTTCTTGAAATTTTCTGCTTGTTGGCCTTTCAAATCCCTAATTTGAGTGTTTCGATAGGGTTTCAAGCTTAGAAGTAGTCCACGTATCTCTTCAAGATTAATATCAACATCATTTGAACCTTTTGTTACGATATTCATTTGACCTTGTTCCTTCTTGAGGAATTCTTTCGATGAAATTGTGCTCCTCTTGTATCTTTGCATTTTACAAACAAAGAAGAATTTTATTCAACGAAATTAGATTGCTAAATCTATTTTAGAACATTAAAATATAACTAAAATAAAATATGGAAGAACTTGAGAAAGTACAAGAGATAGAAAAAAGAGAAGAGATCAACGTGACTGAAGAAGAAAGAATCAAATACGACAACGAGATAACGGCATCTTACAAATATGCTCAAAAGAGAGGTGTTCCAATAAGTTTAATCATAATGGTGCGTGAGGGCGATGAAGTTCACTTTGAGTCAGTGAAAGACATAGTTAGTGAAGCCATTGCAAAACACAAAAACTTCAGACAGATCGTCGAACAAATAAGAGAACTTAGTGAAGATGTTTCGCTTGAAACAATTGCATATCTTTATTACGATGAACTCAAACCTGGAGTCATTGAAGAAAGTATAAACATCTTCAATGAAATAGATAGGTATTATACGGATCAAGGTTTTCCAAAGCAGTTTAATTCCTACAACGACATCATGACAAATGCTGAATCCTTGAAACGTCAAATCCAAAAAGGTTTCGAGAACGAGCAACGCATTGTTAATAATGTTATCGAACTACAAAATGAACTCGTGAAGGCGTCTAAAAAGCCACTTTTTCCGATTACTGAGGTTAAGTACACAGCAACACTTCTCTCATTCGAACCACAATTCAAAGAAAGAAACGACAAAACAAGCAAGAAAACACCTCACGAAATCACTGTTGAAGACGGTCTTGACATTTTCAATGAAATAATTCCATCACTCTACATTCCATACGTTCGTTACAATAAGGGAAAGAAAGAAGAAATGAAATCGTACTACAAAGTCTACACTGGACTCTTGACTGAAGACGAACCAAGATACGACTACACAATCCCTTCAGACGCAAAAACGAGAGACGGTGATACAATTTACATGACACTTTGGTATGGAAACCCACAAAGAAAAACGATAAAGAATTCACCTCAAAGTTCATTTGTACTTGTTGAATATCACCTTGAAACGAATTACTTGACTGTTGTTGTTCCTTATGTGGATTTCAAGGTAGAGGAAGAATCAAATGAACTTTATGCCTACAAGAAAGTTTCAGAGGCAATGCCCCTTCTCAACCTTGGTATTGGAGACAGAGCAAAGGTACGTGGGGAGTTTAACATTTTTAACTTAGATTTCGATGATGTTTCATTACTTGACGTAATTCTTACACAGCCAACTTTTTACAATTACTTATATGTAGAAGAGAATAAGAAGCCATATGCGGAAAAGAAACGTCTCGACATTCATTATCGCTCTCTACTCAAAGATGATATTGAAGCAACACAACCCTCAGAAGATACTTACATTTCGAATTCTGCACTTGTAAGTGTTACACTTACAAAGAGGGTTCTTGAATCAAATGAGAAAGTCATAATTAAAGAAGAGGAAAACAGTGAGGAACTCAACGATAAAATTCCATACATGCATGTAATTATTACAAAGGCAAACTCTGTTGATGTTGTGGAAGAGTTCTCCAAAATCTTTCGACTTTTGATGCGTATTTATGTTGAACAACGTGATTCGATTCTTCAAGAGTACCTTAATCTCATTCCAGAGATTTCAGAGCTTCAATCTATAAACATTCAAAGAGAGAAGAAAGTAACAAAGAAGTTACAAACAAAATCAAGAAAGAAGAGAGATCAACTTAGAGAAAAAGCTCCAGAACTTTACCCAAGGGAAAGAGGCGCAAAGCTTAACACGCGTGATTGTCAATGCACCTATCAACCAATAATCATTGAACGTGAAGAGATTCCAGATTGGGAAGCTTATACCTTCCCAACAAGTAGAGGCCAAAAGAGAAGGAAAGTTGTCACTTTCCCAAAAATCGATCCAACAGAACCAACAAAGAGTTGGTTCTTTGCTTGTCCAAATGATTCGATTCCATACGTTGGTTTACACGTCAACGAGACTGGAAGTAGAGATAATTACGAGTACATTCCATGTTGCTACGCTGACGATCAAAGCTTACCTGGTAAGGAAAATGCATACAATGCCTATTACCACGGTGGGAAGTTTAAGAAAAAGGAAAAGTCTGGAGGAAAGTCTGATAACATCATTAAAACAAATAAGATTCTTGCTTTGGATGCAATTGGAACTCTTCCAACATCCATCGATGAAATCTTGTCGACTTACTCTGAAAACTCTGGTCAAATGTTGAGGCTTGGTGTACCAAAGAGTCTTTCATCACTAATTCATTGTGTTCTCATTGCAACCGAAGACGACAGGTACCTCGAAATTATGGATGAGGAAGATTCCGAAGAGCAACTTGAAGAGTATGTTTTGAACATTCGAAGTGAACTTGATTCAAAGGTTGAAATTGGATTGTTGAAACAAGAAATGTACGATTATCCAGAAGAACGTATTCTTGATCTTTTAGTTGATGAAGATACCTTTTTAGATCCAAATATATTCTTTAGGGCAGTTGAAGAATACTTTAATATTAATATTTATACTTTTGGTGAAACAAAAGACAAGGAAGAAGGACAAATAGAGCAAATTGAGATTCCAAGACACAAACTCTTTCATGTACACACGCCACAAAAACAAAAAAGGAAGACCGTTCTCATTTACAGAAACTGGGGAACGGAAAAGGACTCTGAGGGAGTAACTTCGAGGTATCCACAATGCGAACTCATAATAGACAGACAAAAAGAAGAAAAAGGAAAGAACTACAAAGACATTAAGATTTTCGATGAAGCGATGACAAACTTGTGTCAAAGTCTAATGCTTGCAACAATGGGTATCAATGTGTGGTTCCTTCGTGAAAACCTCCAAGGGTTTTACAATCCATTTTCAATGGTTAATTTTGCAGCAAGTTTCAACTATACTGCAAAGTCGCAGTACATTGACTCCTATGGAAAAATGCGAGCACTCATTGTTCCGATAGGCGAGGAGGATGTAACTTTCTTTTTGCCTCCTTCTCAACCTGAGAACTTAGAACAAACAAATGAGTTTCCAAGAGCACGTGTCTCAACAACACTTTCATTGCTTCCAAATCCTTCAGCGCTTTCCAGGTACAATGGTATTGTTCTTGGTTTTTGGTACGATCTTGAAGGCATTGAACAATTTATTTATGTTCCAATTACACCTTTACCTGTAGACCATAAGGATGTTGTTGAGTTTAAAGACTTGAAAGAAGGCCCAGAAGACCCATTTCTCAAACTTGACATAAACGTTACAGATAGACTTAGAAAAATTAAAAGTACAACAAACATACTCGTTGAGTTGATACGTTGGCTTTTTGACTTCGTTGACGAAACGGCTCAAGATTTCTTAATGAAGTTCGCAGTTATCGATAACTTTGAAATTGAAGACAGTGTTAATTACTATGACTTTTCAAGAGTCACACGTAGATTGCCAATTCTTAAAGATATTAATGATGCACTCAAATATTTACATAAAATCACTCCAACCTTCATTCGTGAAGTTGATGATGAATTAAAGATAGTTCTCTATAATGCAGAGCTTGCAAATAAACTTGTGAATGATCTTTCAGATTACAAACTTAAGAGTCTTGGAATGAATGAAGATAAAGAACGTTACATTAAGAACTTTTATGGAACGCACTTCAAGGAAGTTCCAGGAACTGTCACCCTTATAGGTGCAGAAGAAATGCGTTTATGGCGAGAATCAATTGTTCAGAAAAGTAAAGATCTTTACAAGTTAAATACGAAAATTAAACACAAGTTCATTGAACTTAAAGAACCATTCTTCTATTACGATGAGGAAACAAACGTTTACTACTTGGTTCAAAATGTGATTTTGGGTTCTTTGCAACGTGCACTGAATGTTGCAAAAGTTTGGAGTCAAAAGATTCTAAATATTGGGTATGATGCTTTTGAACTTGAAGAAACAGTTCCGTATGTTATTTTTAAGATTGGTCTTGATGGGAAACTTGTCTTTCACAAAAACGTAACAGGACTTAGCGATGAAATTGCACTTCAAAGACCTGACGTGTTTAGAGTCTTGTTGTACGAAAAGACAGAGAAACTTAGAGGTGGTTACGCTGCACTTCTTGTCTTGTAGAAAAATATATTATATAGAAATCAACAATACTATATATAAAACTTTATATATAGAAATCAACAATACTATATATAAAACTTTTATATATAGAAATCAACAATCCTATATATAAAACTTTATATATAGAAATCAACAATCCTATATATAAAACTTTTATATATAGAAATCAACAATACTATATATAAAGTTTTATATATAGAAATCATCTACATTTATTAGATATGCATGTGTAATCCAATATACGAAAATAGAAGAGAATAATTACCATTGCCTTACCTCAAATAGAATGGTAATTATAACATTCTTTTGTGTTTATATATTTATTATATATAAACCTTACCTTATACTTCTTTACTTATTTTTCTTTTCCCTTTCTTTTTGTTCAGCACGATTTAATTCATTGATATACTTCAAGTAGAGTGATTGTAAGCTTAATACTGTATGTTCTCTTACAGCCTGTCTAAGTTGATCTTCATTTTCCAACAATTCTCTTACTTTTTGTGATGGTTCTACGAATTGTGGTTTTAACTCACTAAGTTCACAAGTTGGATTGACATCACTTTTAGCATAAGCATGCAATGAGATGATTGATTTGAGCAAGAACAAAGGAGCTTCTTCTAAGGTGAATTCACCACTTTGACCACTCTTTGTTCTTTTACCTTTTGTGCGTTCACTAAGAACATTAAATGTTGTGAAACCTTCATCAGCAGCTCTTTCAACTCCAACATATTCCTTTACGACATCTATAACATCATTATTTTCATCGACAATATATCTGTATGTGTAGAGAACAGGTTGATTGAGGAGATATTCAATCATGTTATCGTCTGGTTTAAAGTAATTACCTTTACCTTCGATTTGCATTCCGAGACCTTTATTTCCGTTCTTGACAGCAATGTGAAGCGCAAGCATAAAAGAATTTTGCAAACCAATTTTATTCCCAAGGATAAGTTTCAATACGTCAATGAATGGAATTAATTCCTGACTGTCAATGTGTTTAGCTGGATCAAATTTCTTCTTTTCTTGTTTCTTCAATGTATCCCAATCTCTTTCAAGACTAGCATCCGAAGCAAAATCCGCATAAGTATTGCCTAAAACTTCAGGAATAGCAAGGTAATTTGCAAAAATATCACTGATAACAACTGGAGCAAATACATTCTTAGCTTGTTCAGGTCTAACCTTCTTTTTGTAGGTTCTACGAGTCTTCAAGTATAATTTGTTGATTGCAACAATTTTCTTGTTGATTTGTTCATAGACGGAACGAACATCTTCTTTCCTAAGAATGATATCAGGGAAACCTTCACGAGGCAATCTGATATATTCGTTACTGTGTTTACCAAAAGCAGAAGCAGCTCTAAGGATGAAAGAGAGATCTTTACGGATTTCATTCAATTTTGCACGCATGAAAGTTTTGACATTTACAACGTTCGTGTATTCTTTGTCTCCTTCTTCGTATCTTGCAAGAAATGTCTCGATGTCCATGTTACTCAACGCAAGTCTCCTTTTTTCATCTCTTACTGCTTTGTCTGAGCGAGGTTTGTTGGGGTTGAATTTTTTGGCGGTGTGATATTGCGTGTATTGCTCTGTCATTGTTTTTTCTATCTTTATATTTTTCTTTAGGTTATTTTATTAATCATCTTCTTCTAAAAAATATTTTTTTGTTTCAACTCAAAAGAAAAAATTATATTAACATGAATTTAATAACACTTTTAATGACAAAAATAAGTTAGATAAACATGAGTAAGGCACATGAACTTGAGTTGAAGAAACTAACAGAAGAACAACACAAAATCCATACTCCTGACCAATCGATCGTTGAGAAGGTTGATTCCTATTTCGATTACTCTTTTCAAAAAGTTCTATGGTACACAATCATACGAAATAAAGCAACTTCGTCTCCAATGACAGAAAACTCAATCTCTTACAAGTTCAACTCTTGCTATCAGTTCATTCTATCTTCTTTTATTCGTGAAATGACACCAGAGATCTCTGTTAAGGAAGAATATAGAGAAACAGTAAGAATTTGCTGGCCAACAAATCTCGCGAACAATACGATTTTACAAGCTGTTTTTAGAATTGGTGATATTGAAGTGTCTTCATTAGACAGAGTATGGCTTGATTTCTCCTTGAATATTTTTGCAAAACCAAACTTCAGAAAACACATTCGCTATTGTAATGGTAATCGTAAGAGTTTGACAGAATGGACAACTTTCTTACCTTCTGAGCCTTTACAAGTACCACAACCATTTTTCTATTCCGCTGATTCTACACTTGCCTTTAGACTCCATTTCTTCCCAACGACTTCGAAAGTTTCTCAAGATTACACTTTTAGACTTAACGTTGCAGATTTGTTGCGTATGCAAGTTTTTAGGGATGGAAGATGGATTGATCTTGAGACTGTTGATTTTTCTTGCTTGAATATTTCTCCTGGTGCAAAGTTTGCACAACCTGATCTTTGGGTAAACTACTCTTGCATTACTCCACTCGAAATCGACTATCAACAAAATTGTCACGACAATGTTTTCTACATTAACGATGTTGGCGTTTGTGATAGTACACCTTCAAAATATGGTCAAAGTGTGAGTATTCCGTTGAATTCAAATCATCAAATGCGCGCTTTCATATTTGCAGCTGAAAACTTAAACAGTTCGAAAATAAGGAACTTTTCGAACTACACAACAAACACATTTAATAAAGAAGAAGGTTACTTCCCAATTGAAAAACTCTCGTTGTTCTACACTGAAACGCCAGAAAAACGTTTCGAGAATCTTCCTATAGATCATTTCTACATGACAGAATACTTGAACTACTTCCCAAGTCCACCAATAGACAAAGGTATTGGTGCACATGCAATTTCCATACATCCAAATAACATAGATATAGATGTTGCTATTGTACCAGCGTCTTTGAAACCAATTTTATTTTTAGATATGAAAAACACAGATCCATATGAAGGTAAAGTTGATAGAGATGAAGAAAGAATACAAGACCCAGACTTCATCGTTCATGTGCGTTTGCTCCTTTCAAAGAGACTTGTTATTAGGAAGAAAGACGATGGAACATACGAAGTTGACATCTAAAGTAATTAAAGAAGAAATAAATAATTTAAGGTAAATGATAAAGATAGAAAATAGATTTTACTAAAATAATAAATGTCTCAAACCGAAGAAAGTTTAGGAGGAACAACAGGAACGGATGAAACAGGAGGAACAACAGGAACGGATGAAACAGGAGGAACAACAGGAACGGATGAAACAGGAGGAACAACAGGAACGGATGAAACAGGAGGAACAACAGGAACGGATGAAAGCAACCAAAGTACATATAATGTACAAGGTTATGAAGACATTGGAAGTTCACCACCTTCTTTACCAACTCAAAGTCCTTACATTCAAGACCCAAAAACACCAAACATTGTTTACGAAACGCTTTTTGGTCAAGAAACAGTTAAACGTCTATCAAGCTATGACTTTGAGCTTGATTCTGAAGGTCTTGTAACATTGAAGATTAAAGAATGTGCAATAGTTCTTTTCTATGGTCGAAATACGGAATCGAATCAACTAATTAAGATTTTTGCTCTTGCAGGACAACAAGTTGCTGCACCACTTTTTGCAGCTTGCAATCTTTTCGTTGAACGTGAAGTTGCGCTTGCTTTCTCAGAGCTCTCATCACGAAGTTCGCATCCACTTCATTGGGCTGGTATTCGTGGTTATCCATTTATTCTTGTTTATAGAGATGGTTATCCAGTTGCTTTTTACAATGGTGATAGAACTGTACAAGCACTTGTTGATTTTGCTTTGACTTTGGCTTGTCATGCAAGTTATAGAGAACCAATACAAATGGCCGCTGGTGCACAAGTTGAAGTTAACTATGAAATGGCACCTGACGATGTTTACCAAAACATTCCAGGACAAACACCAAGAGAACGAACAACTTCACCTCAATACAAAGGTTCAGAACCAATTCGAGGTTTCGTCCCAACAACAAGTATCGCACTTGCAGGCACTCAACAAGCCAAACGGGAAGCTTCAGAGGAATCGAAACGTGAAGTTAGCGCAATTAGAAAGTCACAAGAAACCGGAACTCCAGTTTCCACAAGTGAAGTTCCAGACGTTCAAAGTGAAGAAGAGGAAAACTTACCAACACCAGCTTCTCCAATTGGTGGCTCATAAAGGTAAAGAAAGGGAAAAGATATATTACCTGAGTAATATATCCAATGGAAATAAGGATATTCTCTTCAAGAACAACATCTATTGTAATACTCGAATAAATGCTA